CTTGATTTCTATGACAAGCCCTACGAAACTCCCCTAAATGTCCATTACCAAGTATATTACAACGAAACTCTTCAAGATGAGGTTTGGTATCGGGTAGAGGCATGAGAAAAAGCACATGGATATTTATTAAAGTGGCTTTTATTTGTATTGGTTCATCATTGGGTTTTTTCATTATAGCGGCACTTCACACGAATAATTGATAAATCATCTTGTTCGTGCCCAACTTATGTCGTGCGAATGTGAGATTTCCGCAGAAGAGGTAGTGGCTTTTGAAACTTGTGAAGCCTGCACCACAAAAGCATCCTGTAAGAAAGACAAGGATTGCTCTAAGAGTTATTCGGCGGAAGAAGTAGAAGCAGAATCATGTGAGTGCCCGCCCGGAGAAGAAATGGTAGCGGGAGAATGCCAGAAGATAGCGGTCACTTTAGACCTAGAAGTAGATGAAATAGAGGCTATAGTAGAGGCGTCTACCGGAGATACTATAATAGAAATAAGGGGAGTAGCGTTTCACGAAGGCATGAATAAGAATAATTGGGAATTAACCGCAGAAGGCGCTAAGTTTGTCGCTACACAGATGGATGGCGCAGATGTGACCCTAAATCACCCAGAGCCTTCTGAAAATGGGCCGGGTTTCACACGAAATATGGATGGCGGAGTAGAAGAAGCAGTAGTGGGCTACATTAAGAGCGCCACTTTCTTCGCAACAGATGGCGGCTACGAAGTTAGATACGTTGCCCATGTCACACGACCAGAATTATTCGCAAGTTTAGAGTCCGGCCTTTGGAGTCGAGAAGACTACGGAGTAAGTATCGGCGGCTCTGGCGTTCCCATCAAGGCTGATGAAGACGGAATAGTATTTGGAGAGGACTTTTCGTTTGACCATTTGGCTATAGTCCATCGCCCTGCGTATGAAAGGGCCAATATTGAAAGTGTCCGTAGAATTGAGAAACCAATAGAGTCACAAGCAACCTTTATATCTCATTCGCATAGTGGGGGAGACAACGAAGCAGAATTGGTGAGTGCTATGACTGATGAAAATATACAGACAGAAAACTTTGAAGCCGAAATTGAGTCTCTAAAGGCAGAACTCGTTCTCGCATCGAGCAGAGTGGCAGAATTTGAAGCCGCAGAAAACGCTCGTGTTGAGGAAGAGCGACTTGCTCTTGTGGAGACGGCTTCGGAATTGGGAATGTCCGGTCACGATGACCTACAGGCAGACACTATCCGAAGTTTGATTGCATCATGGGAGAGCGCTCACCCAGAGCCTTCACCTGTGGTTATGGAACCTGTGGAGTCCGAGCCAATGGCCGAGACTGACGCAGTAGCATCCGAAACCCCTGCACCTAAGAGTGTAGTAGCCAACTACCTAAACGGTAAGATGGTAGAGTCCGATGAGGGCGTCTACGAGATGGCATACAACGCTTGGGCAAGGGCATGGAACGGAACACTCGATAGGACTGAGAACGAGATGAGGGCAAAGTCCTACTCAGAGATTAAGGAGTTGATTTGAAATGGCGGCACTAAATGAAACAAGAAATACAGAACACAATGAAGCGGCAGGTATCGCTTCGCAGGGACTTCTACTAAAGTCCGGCGGAAGCGGTGTTGAACTGACTGATGGGGTGACAGATTTGCCAATAGGCGTATCTGCGGCTGAGTCCGAAAGAGATGCGGCAGGCGCACTAATTGATGGAACCGGCTCAGAGTCGGCAACAGTAGCAGTTTACCCTCTTAGCGGAATAGTCTACGTCAAGTGCGAGGAAATTTCCGCCGCAAACGCAGACTTCGGAATCGCTCTTTATGTGGGCGCAACTGACGGATATGTGTCTTCTTCTTCCGCTAACTCAGCAAAGAAGGTAGGACACCTTTTCCAACACGGTGAGGCGATTACCGCAGGTGACTTAGTGCCTATGGCTTGTATAGGAGTTGGTCTTTGATGGCTAATCAGACACTAGACGCAATCCTCAACGTAGAGGCGGCCACCGGGCCTTTCTCCGTTCCAGATGCGGTTCTTGAGCAGACCCTAAGAGACTTCATCCAACTACAGAGCAACACTATCGCAATA